TTCGGAGGATACCATTTGAACAAAAAGAAGAAGTCAAACAAATCCGGCTACCCGGATGAAGCAATCAAGACCCTTGCGCGTTGCTTTTATCCCTCCATGGTTGAGTTTTTCAACAGTGAGGAAGGCCAGCGTGAATATGAGGAATGGCTGAAAGAGCAGGAAGCACTACAAGCCTTGCCTGTTGCCGCATAAAAACAGCAGGACGCTCCCAGAAAAGGGAACGCCCTGCTTTACATAGATGTTTCTTACCGGGGTGTGTCCGCTTGGGCACACCTCTTATTTTTTTGCCCTTAATCTTCTAGCCCATGGCTCCCGGCTGCATTTTTCAAATATTCCTCCGGGTCACCGTTCAGAATCAAATCGGCATAGCTCAGCGGGTCATTGTAGATAAGGTAGTCCAATTCCGTCCTCTGCGCCATGGTCACGTCCAATTCATCCTCGACCCCGGTGCAGTCGATGGAAATTTTTCTTCCATCCCGGAGCAGCAGCTCCACGCAGTCAGTATCCATGTTGAACTTGCAGGCTCTTTCATCGTACTTCATAATCATACCCTCCAAATCTTGTTATTGGCTTACGCTCTACGACAAGGCATCGGAGGTTTGCGCCGTCCACGGGAGCCTTCATTGTTGTACCCGAAGAAAACGAAAAATCCGAACCCTTCTCCAATCGAAAACAGGTTCGGATTTTTCTTGTTTGGTGGAGGCGATGGGAATCGAACAATAAAAAATGATTGAGTGGCGTCAAAAACATATCTGCAACGCGCCTAAACACTTGCTAAAAATGTAGTGGGGTTGGTTTGTAACCCATGTATTTTGCTACGTTTACAAAAAAGAGTGTTACCAAAACTGTTACCAGAGTCAGGCCTGTGCCTTTTTGAATGCCGCGGTGGTAGCGGCAGCAAGATCTTCCCTCTGACCGTCAAGCTCGTGCCGATACACTCCGGCAGTGTCCATGTTCTTGCTATGGCCCACGAGCATCTTCAGCTGGCTGTCAGTCAGGACGCTGGATTCAACACTGACAAAGGTGTGCCGCAGCTCGTAAAGTGAAACTTTCGGCTCAAGCCCGTTTGCTTCCTGATAGGATTCCCAGCGGCGATAGAGCGCGTGTTCTGACGGGATCTGAAACAGCGGGGTATTGTAGTTCAGAAGTATACCTTGAGCCTTCAGAAGCTGCACCTGTGCCTCGTATGCCTCGCGAGCTTCCTTGCCCATGTCAAAAGAGCGGATTGCATTTTCGTTTTTTCCGGTCGTCTGTTCCCGGTGCACGTTGATGCTTCGCCGAAGGTTGACCGTGTTCCCTTTGATGTCACCATACCAGAGACCAATCAGCTCCCCGGGGCGCAGGCCGGTCGCAACTGCAAAACGGTAGGCGTAGATATATTCATCAAATACCAGCTTTCCATAGTAGGTGCGGGTGTCTACGCTAAACAGAACCTTCAGGGCGGTGGGCTGCAAGATCGTGCGTTTCCCCATCCTGGCATTCTTCGGGATAGACAGGTCGGGGTAGAGTGTCGTGTACTTGTTCCTTCGGCACCACTTGACAAAGGCGGTTTCCGCAGCCCGGATCGTCATAAGCGTCTTTCGGCTCAACGGCTGGTTTGAGATGGGCTTGCGCTGGTTCTTTTTCTGTGAGCGCTTCCGGAACGAAACGTCAATGGCCTTTTGAAGATCGCCCTCGGTTAACTCGTCAATGCGGATATTCCCACAGGTCGGCAGGATATAGCAGTCCCCGTAACGCTGGCATTGTGTCACATAGGATGTCCCGCAAGTCAGCTTCAGTTCTTCTACCCACTGGGCATAGAGGGCAGCTACCTTCTTTTTTCCGTCTCTGATGCTATCGTCAAGCCAGGCATCGGCCTTTGCGTTGGCTTCCCGCTGGCCGGTGCGGCCAGGCGTGCTGCTGTAAAACCGTTTGCGGGTGCCGTTCTTCTGCACCGCAATGCACCAACGCTTTTCCTTCTCGACCCAAAACGCTGTGTTTGTCCTCTTTTTCATTGTTTTCACCTCCAAAAGGGTACACTTTGACAAGCCTGCCCGGAGGTGGTACAATACAGTTGCTTAGGCTGGTATTGTTCCTCGTGGGCAAGCCACTCTTTGACGCCCTGCCGGTTGCCGCCGGTGGGGCGTTTTTGTTTATTCAAAAATCAGGATGCCTTCCGGCCTTCGCTCTTGCCGGAAGAGATATAGTGCTCATAGTATTTCTGGTTATCTTCGCCAAAAGCGGCAACCAGATCCGGATTATTGGCCTTGTAGGCGGCAAGGTTAAATGCACTGCTGCCCTGACGGCCTTCCTTCATGCCGCTGTTTACGAAATGCTCCAGATACTTCCACTGGTTATCTCCAAACAGGGCAGCCAGATCGGCGTTGTGCTCTTTGTAATACTGATAATCGTAAACAGGGGCGTATTTGCTGGTCAGCACATAGTAAGGCTGATTCGTCGGGTCGCTTCTGAAGTGACCCGAATACAGGGCTTTTTGATTGACGGTCTCTTTGCTTCCGTCCATATAGATGATATCCGCCTTGGTCACGGCAATGTCGTCGATCGTGCTGTTGTACCAAAGGCAATCCCATTCCACTGCTGCATCGTAAATTGCATTCTGGAGTTCGTCATCTGTCAGATAAGTAGTGGAATCCAGCTGACCCAGCGTCTTGGAATGGTCGATCACAGACAGAACTGAGGACGGCGTGTAGGAATCAACATAATAGGCATTACCGTCCTTGTCCAAAAAGATTCTATGCCCGTTGCGCTCTTCTGCGCCAAAGTAATAGTTCGTTGCAAGCTGCTGCTGTGCCTGGAACGGTCCAAAATCCCCCATGGACGCGGGAGAAGTCACCGTGTTTGCGACCGTTCGGTCAAATCTTGTCGGAGCAATCGGCCCTACTACCTGGGCCGTCACCGTCGAACGACCGCTGATCGTGCAGGAAGTTCTATCACCGACCGCATTAAGCGGAACCAGCGTGAACGTAACGTATTTAATGGTTTTGTTTGAATTATTCCGGAAGCAGACCGTGGGGCTGACGCCGTCAAAAGCGTCGACCGTAAAATAGACGTCGGTGAGCTCGACCGCAGGCTTTGCCGCAAAGGCACCGCATGCGAGAATCGTCATCAGCGCCAATGTAAAAACAACGCCTAAAAGCCTTTTTGCTGACTTTTTCATGATTTTCTCCTTTTCTGTTGGAAAAATCCAATTTTTCTGTGGATTTTTCGCAGCTTTTCAGTTGTCAAAAGTTGTTGTGATTAACGTCGAATGGTTGTATAATGTTCTTGAACATAAAACCGAACCGGAGGGCAGCAACATGACACGACAAGAAACCATCAACGCTATTCTGAAACTGCTGGAAAAAGCCGATTTCCGCCAGCTGCGGCTTGTGTGGGTGTACGCAAGCCACCTGATCGGATAAGCAACCAGCCACCACGCGAGGGAAGCCTTTACGGGCTTTCCTCTTTTTTTTGCGTCAATTTTTCGGCCATACGTTCCAGCAGCTCCCAGTCCGCCGGGCTCAGGCCTGCCAGCATTTCGACAAAACGCTTTTTAAAGGTGTCGCTGTCATCCTTGGTCAGGTCAGCAAGGAAGGCCGCTACCTGTTCGGACTGGGTGTCCTGCACAAACATTTCACCCTCGCCGGTACGCAGCCACGCTTCCCGGACGCCGAACTCCCTGCAGATGTCGCTGATCGTGCGGTCGCTGGGGGTTCTGGAGCCATTTTCAAGCATCCATAAATAATTACGGGAGAGATTGATTCTGTCCGCAAACTGTTCCTGCGTCAAGCCTTCGTGTTTTCGGACGGCTTCGATTCTTGCGTTCATTTTGTTCACCTCCTTTCTGTTCTCTTCAATTCGTATTATATTCCGTAAATCTAACTGTGTCAACATTTATTTTTGACCTTCTCCAAAATCCAGGCTTGAAAAATCTAACAGAGTGTGCTATATTGTTCTCACAAGGTTAGCAAGTCAATGCCAACCAAGTCAACGAAAAGAGGTGAAGAAGATGAAATTCAAAATCTCTCAGGAAGCAAAATCCGCCAGAGTGATTCAAGTCATTGAGACTGTCACTCTGGCGGGAGATGGCACGGATGCGAATCCGGTCTATGAAGTTCACCAGTACTGGACTCTGGACGGTGATCTGCTGGCAAAGAATGACCCGTTCAGCCAGGATGACGTTCATCCTGCTTCTTCTCGTCAATAACGAGGATTTCCCGGTACAGTTCTTCACGCTCGTGTCGGGCAATGTACCAGTCTTTCAGAAGCAGTTCCAGAAGTTTGACAAGCTTTTGGGCTTCTCCGGGGTCGATATCAACGATCAGATTCACATCCTTTTCCATGTGTGCTCCAATGTTTCCCAAGCGCCTTACGCCGTTGAGTACCCGATATTGGTCGGCAGGAATTTTATCTTTGATCAGATCGATCTCTCCGGCAAGGTTTCCGGACGTCACGCCCCAGAAATCCCGAATCATTCCCTGCAGGCAGCGACGCGATAATGTGGCAGATGCTTTTGGACTTGCATCCAGAATTGAGCAGGCTTCCACATAATCTTTTCTGATTGCTTCCGGAATATAGTCTGGCAATGTTATCCCGGTATACGGTGGATAGTTGAACGAAAAAAGTCCCTTGCTGCTGGCAAGCTGTACGGAATATTCATGACAGGATGGACAGTAATGGTAAACCGCTACAATATCAGAAAGTATCGAATTGTATCCATATGGCCCATCGAAATCCTTTTGATCGAAATTATAGCTTATCCTACGTTCTTTCGTATTGTCGGACGCTTCATAGAACGCAACTCCACAATACGGACATTTGTATTTTTCAGACAACTTATAAACATCTCCCTTCCGTCTCAGTATACCGCAGAAGGGAGCACGCCACAACCCACCCGATGATGGCCCGGCGGCACGGGCCGAAACCATTCCGGTGACGCCGCCGGGATGGTCGTGGGAGCCACCCACAGAAAGGAGTGCTGACTATGGCACACAAAAACAATCCCTTGAATCCCGCCATGTATGGCCTGACGCAGCAGGACGTGGAGCGCGTGATCCGCATTCATACCATGTGCAAGGACATGGACGAGGACGCATTCGAGCAGATGGAGACCGCTGCGGCATCCATCAATCTGGTGGCCAGTCTGAAGAAGCTGGACAACCGCCCCGTGGCATGAAAGGAGAGAACCACATGAACAACAACAAAAAGCCCAGCTTCGACGAGATCATGAACGCAGTTATCGGCACCGTGCTGCCCGCCGAAAAGAAGGAGGAATAAAATGTTGAACACATCAACCATTCGCGGCACCTTCCGGCAGATTCCGTACTGGAAGCTGCGGGGCCGGTTCCACAGCTGCGGGTTCCGGGATCAGGAGATTGCAAATGCAATCGGCATCGGAACTGACACAATGAGCAAGCGGATGAACGGGAAGCAGCCTTGGACAAGCACTGAGATCGCAGAAATTTGCAAGACGCTTGATATCCTGCAGGATGAAATCGGGGAGCTGTTCTTCCCTACTGTTGAGAAAGGAGAATCCGCATGAGCAAACCTTACACCCTTGCATCCGAGCGGACCGATGCGCCCACCGGATGCGCATACGTGGCACCGACGTTCTGGAACAAGTGGTTCCGCTGGGATGGAAGCCGGGCATCCGGCTGCTACCAGCTGGGCGGGCAGGTCAAGGACGAAAACCACACCGGCCTGCAGATTTTTTCAGATGGCGAATGGCACCCGGTCGTTGGATGGACATTGGACAACTGCGGCCCCGCAACTGACTATCAGGAGGTAGGAGCATGAAGCTTGAAAGTGAATACGTTCTGCGGTCTGCCGCTATTTTGGCGCATTCAGCGCTTGATGATGCCAGTGCCGTAAACTCTGCGCTTCAATATGGCGGGACGCCCGACCAGATGGCTGCCGTAAAGAAAACTGCTCAGGCGGCCGATGATGCAATCGATCATGTGCAGAACCTTCTCTATATTTTAGCTAATTTGGAGGGCATATCCTTATGAAAATCAAATCCGGCGTGTGGTACTGGCTGGCCGTGGCCAGCGGGGCCGTGGGCCTGCTGTATGGCCTGGGTCTGGAGGGCAGCTTCCAGACCGGCGGCACCGTTTCGGATGCCGACTTCATCACGGCCATGGTGCTGATCCTGCTGGCGATCTTCTTTATGCGGCTGGGCTTCTACGCCGCCGATCAGGAGAAAAAGCGGAGCAAGAAGGTGCACCAGCAGCCCCGCAACACCGTGAAGAGCGGCAGGAAGGCGGGCTGACACCACCCATGAATAAAGGAAAGCACTTTACCCGCGTTTGTTTGGACTGCGGCAAGGTGATGGAAAATGTTGCTGGCAACCTGCGCTTTTGCGCTTCCTGCCGCAGAGAGCGCCACAACCAATATTGCAGGGATTACAGGGCGCATAATGAAAAACCTGCCCGCGTCATGTGGTACACCGTCTGGGACGCAAAGACCGGCGATCTGCTGGCATCCGGCACGTCCGAGATGTGTGCCCGGCGGCTGGGCTACAAGAGCGCGAACAGCTTTGCGTCTGCCGTCAGCCATGGACTCAGCGGCAGCCATCGAACTTACAAGTACACATTTGCGCGGGAACGTATCGACCGCAGCGAGGTGGACAGCCTGCCGCCGGTACGCACTATACGAAAAAAGCCCGCCGGTGCGCCAACACCGACGAGCTGCAAGGGATGATGAGTTTGAACGACTTCATCACCCCGATGATATCACAAAATCGGAGGTTTTACAATGAAAGGAATTTTGATCGAACCGGGCAAAGAGCCCGTAGTCACCACCCTGCCGGACACGCTGCAGGGCATCGAAGCACTGCTGCGGTGCCCCTGTGAGCAGAAAGTCCTGCCACGCACCCCGGCAGTGCTGGTGTACGGCATCATGGGCAGAGACCTGAACCGTATCTATCGCGGCCAGCATATCTACGGCCCTATCCTCTGCTATGGCTGGAAGGGCAACAACATCCAGCCCATGAGCAAGGATGTGCAGGCCGAGATGCTGGACCGCCTCAAGGACACGGAGGTGCGGGTATGACGGACTACACCATCAGCTGCAAGCTTTCCAACGAAACGGTTTATGCCTGTTACCGTGGCCGGTTCTGGCGCTGGGACGGCAGCATTTGGAAAGAAAGCCACCTCATGACGCAGAAATTCGAGCGGGCCAAGGCAGCAGACAAGAAGCTGACTCCGCAGGCATTCCTGACCAACGGCGCGGAGTTCGCCCCGTTGGATGAGTACGAAATCGACTGCGCAATGCTGGACGCGTTGGAAAATGCCAAGCCCTGCAAGAACGCGCCCATTGAACCGGTGGAAGAACACCCTACCCCATCCGCGCAGTGTTCGGATGCTGCCACTGCTGCGGAAAGCCAAACTGCGGCATCCCCGGCAGCGCCGGAGGGGTCAAGCCCTACGACGGAACTGGCGACTGCTGCCGACGCACCCGGTGTTCCGGTCAGTGCAGACGAAAACGCGCCTGTGCCCTCGAGTACCGCTCCTACTTTTGACTTTGGCGCAGACGACCAGACAAACGCCCTGTTGTTGCAGGATGCGCAGACCTTCATCACCGGCAACATGGCCCGCATTATGGCCGCAAAGCACGCTCACGACCTGACCGCAAACCACTATCAGGGCAGCTGGGGCAAATGGTGTGCAACCGTCGGCATCAGCCGGGACACCGGTGACAACATGGTGAGAGTTGCCGAACAGTTCGGCAACATCCAGCTGGAAGGCAAGTCCATTCTGGACGTTCAGCCCCTGAAGCTGCTGTATGCAGCGGCCAAGCCCAGCACCCCGGAGGTAGTCAAGCAGGCCGTTTTTACCGGCGACATCACTACTTACAAAGAGTATCAGGAACTCATGGCCCAGCTCAAGGCCGAAAAAGAGCGCGCCGACTCCGCCGAAAAGTCCGCTCAGAACGCCCGCAAGGAAAATGCCTATTTCAAGGAGCTGGTGAAAAGCGCCGAAGCCCAGACCCATAAGGATGCGGAAAAGCGGGAAGAAGCAGAAAGCCGCTATGAATCCGCTCTTGCCGACATCCGCGGCCTGAAAGAACAGAACGCCGAGCTTCAGCAGAGCTACCACGATGCAGACGAGGGTCGCATTGCTGCCCGGCTCCAGTGCCAGAAGGCCGAAGGCGAGCGCGACAAGGCCGAAGCCCGGGCCAAAAATGCCGAGGGCCAGCTTTCCGGTTCCCGGCAGGTGGCCGAAGCGGCCAAGCTCCGGGCCGACAAGTTGCAGGAAGAAAATGCGGCCCTGAAAAAGCAACCCATCGCCGCCGTGATCGACGAAGAAGAGGTAGACCGGCGGGCCAAAGCTCTGGCTCACCAGTGGGACGAGGAAGAACTGGACCGCCTGGCAGCAGAAAAGGCTTGGGGCCTTGCAGATGCCCGGAATTCCGAACTTGCCAAGGATAACACTTCCCTGCGCAAACAGCTGGCCACACTCCAAGCCCGCGCCAATGACAATACACAGGCCGATTTTGAGACCGCCAACTACTGCGCCAGCCTGTTCCGTTCGGCATGGGACACCTGCAAAGGCAGCTATTCCCGCCTGACCGGTGAAGATCTGGAGAGCACCTTCCAGACCCTGTGCGGCGCACTGAACAGCATCATGGAAGAAGCTTCCCTGCTCTGCCGTCAGCCCGCAGATTATGACGGAGGTGCAGCTGATGAACCCGATGTATGATCTTGCACTGGACGGCTACGGCCCGCCGCTGGAGCCGCCCGACAACTATTACTTTTTGCCACGCGAACAGGAAGCAGAACAGGAGGACCCCGAAAATGACGAATGAATTGACCGTCCGGGTGGAGCACCCGGAACTCCCTGCGATCCGGTGGAACGAAGCCGAGGTGCAGCAGAATCTGACCGAAATGCTGGCCGCCTACACCGGCCGCGTCTACACCCCGGAGACCATCAAGGATGCCAAGGCCGACCGCGCCGCTGTAAACAAGCTGGACAAACAGCTCAGCGATGCCGCCCGCAGCGCCAAGGCTTTTTACATGAAGCCGTTGGAAGAGTTCTTACAGAGTGCCAAGCAGATGCAGGGCCAGTGTAAGGCTGTATCCGGCGCAATCGATGCTCAGGTCAAGGCTGTGGAGGAAGCCGAGCGGCAGGATAAGCAGGACGCGCTGCGGGCTGTCTATGCCGACTGCATCGGAGAGTTGCTGGATCTTATTCCCTTCGACCGCCTGCTTGTGCCCCAGTGGCTGAACAAAACTTACGATCTGGCAAAGGCCAGCCGGGAGCTGCGCCGGGATGTTGAAACCCGGCGGAAAGAGTTGAAAATCATTCAGGACACCTGCGGCGAAGATGCTGAAGCCTGCAAGCTGGGATATCTTCGTGTGCTGGATCTGAACGCCGCGCTTGCCGAACACCTGCGCCTGCAGGACAACCGGGAAAAGCTGCGCCGGGCAGAAGCAGAAAGGCAGGCCGCAGAACGTGCCCGCGCAGCCGCGCCGGCAATCATCCCTCCCACCGAGGAAGAGCGTCAGCTCAAGGTGGAAGCTGAACAGAGCGCCCAGAACAACGCCTTTATCACCGCTTCCGGTCGGCTGGACTGTGAAGTTCTGCAGCGCTTTGCAGCACCTGCACAGCCGGAACCCCCTGCCCGCAAGCAGTATCGTTTCTGGGTGGAGTTCACCCGCGAGGATATCGCATGGTTCAAGCAGGGAGCCGCAGAGCGCGGTTTCCTCTATGGTTCTATCAAATAATTTTGGAGGTATTTACTTATGGCACTCACTCGTTCCGGCGCACCCGCGCCTACTTCGTCCGTTTCCAACGCACAGGCTTCGGCAAACCGTTCCATTCAGAATGCCAACCGTGCAGGCAGCGCCGCTATGCAGGCCGCGTCTCCGTCCGTGCCTGTGGAGATCACCGGTGCCGATGGTCAGCACTTCACCGTGAGCTTTGGAGACGTGCGCAATTTCATTTGCCCCAAGGCTACTGACGCCGAATGCAAGATTTTTTTGGAGACCTGCAAGCAGTATCACCTGAACCCTTTCACCAAGGAAGCCTATCTGATTCACTACGACAACAAGAACGAGGATACCGCAAGCACCATCGTGCTGGGCAAGAACTGCTATATGCAGATGGCTGAGCGTCACCCTGCTTATGATGGTTTTGAAGCCGGTGTGATCGTGCTGACCGCAGATGGCCAGCTGCTGAACCGTGAGGGATCTATTGTCTATGATGGAGACGGCGGCGAGACCCTTCTGGGTGGCTGGGCGAAGGTCTACCGCAAGGATCGCACCCGCGCCAGCTATGAGGAAGTCAAGCTCAGCGAGTACGATACCGGCAAATCCCTCTGGAGCAGTAAAAAGGCTACCATGATCCGCAAGGTGGCGCTGGTGCACGCCCTGCGTGAGGCTTTCCCGTCTACTTTTGGCGCTCTGTACGATGAAAGTGAGGTCTCTGTCCATGTAGATGCCGAAAGCACCGCCCGCGAAGTAGCTGAGGATCTGCCAGTGCTGGATCCATTTGCAGGCTCCCACCGTCACCGCAAGACGGCAGGCACCCTGATCCCTGCCCCGGATGCACCCTCTGCAGAGGAAAGCGCCGATGATCCGTTTGGTGGTGATGATGCATGATCGTCCAGACCAAGAACGGCATCATGCTGCACGGTGAAATCGCCAAAGACCCGGTACTTCGGGATGTAGGACAAAAGCGCGTGCTGAAATTTGACTTGAAAGCCAGCCGCACACAGGATGAATCCGGAAAATGGCAGAGCTTTTTTGTGGGCGTGAACCTCTGGCATGGCATCGATCAGTGGGACGGCATGCTGCAGAAAGGCGATCAGGTCACGGTTTTTGCTCAAAAGCTGAAAGAGCGGGAGTATAACGGCAAAGTCTATTACGACGTGGACGCGGATGATGTTCAGCCCGGCGGGCTTGTAACGTTCCGCTGGCTGCAGCAGATGATTGACCTGATGGCACAGCCCGGCCCTCCGCCAGAACCTGCAGAGCCTGAAGCAGTCCCGGCAGACCTTCAGGGTGCGCAGATGTACCCCGGTGAAGCTCTTGCGGATTACGCACCGCGCAGCACTGCTGCACCCGAAGCAGCCCCCTCTGCCGAGTATGACCTCATCAACGATGATGCCGACGACCTGCCGTTCTGACCTCGCAAGCTGTGCTATCCGGCTATACGGGCATTTCACACGAAAGGAGGTCGGGCTGTGGGCATCGACACAACACGCGGCTTCGTAGCATTTCCCCGCGGTCTGATCGACTGGGAATGGTATACCGAACCCAACACCGCCCGCCTGTTCTTTCATCTGCTGCTCACGGCCAACTGGCAGGAAAAGCAGTGGCAGGGCATCACCATCCACCCCGGAGAACTGGTTACAAGCCAATCTCAGCTGGCAAAACAGCTGAATTTGTCAATTCGGAATGTTCGGACTGCTTTGGAGCACTTGCAGGCGACAGGCTATGTGACAGTCAGAACCGGGCCAAAATACAGCGTTGTTTCAATCAATAATTATAATTTGCTCGTTGGTGCTGACAGGCAAAGTGACAGTCAGGCGACAGGCAACCGACAGGCTGCCGACAACAACTTAACAAATATAACAAAGAAACCATTAAAACAATCGTCGTCTGCGCGTGCGCGCGAGACTGCCGGGACGAGGACGACGACCCATCCTGCAGTGGATGAATTTGAATCCTGTATCTGCAAGCTGAGTGCCACCAGTAAAGCTGAGCTGATGGCCTACGCGGATCGGCTGGGTTCAGAACTGGTCTCTGCCGTAATCCTGAAGTGTTCTGATCTGGGCGGGCACAGCTGGGCCTATGTCCGCAAGGCGCTGGCAGAAGCTGAATCGCAAGGGTGCAGGTCTGCCGAGGAGTACCGCCTGACGAATCCGATCGGAGCCGGACGGAATAAACGTGTAGACCGAACCGAGCCTAGCGGGAACGACTGGCTGAAGAATGCCACGCGGCGCAGGCCGCTGATAAAAAAAGAAGCAGCAAAGGAGGACGCATCCGATGTATCGGAACCCTGAACACTACCCGGACCCGACGGCGGGTGCCGCCCTCTGTCAGCTGCGCAGAAAGGAGAACCGTTTGAATACCGGAAAACAGTTTGAAGCGGACTGGAAGAAGTCCATGCCGCCGGATGCCTGGTGCTATCGGCTGAAGGACAGCGCCGCTACCTACTACGGCGGCAACGAAAACTTGAGCTTCTCTGTGGACAACATCTGTGACTTCGACGTCTACCGTTACCCCATGCACCACTATTTTGAACTCAAGACCATCGAAACACCCAGCATCCCGCTGACGAAGATCTTTGGAAGCTTTGACCGGGACAAACAGAAATATCATAAGCTCAAACATATCACCGACATGGTCGCTGCGGCTTCCTACAAGGGCCAGACGGCCCATGTGGTGATAAACTACCGCGGCAAGGTGAACCGCACCTTTGCCGTGCCCGCCAGCGCTGTGCTGGAGTACATGCAGACCCAGACCCGCAAAAGTATCCCGTGGCAGTGGGCCGCCCTCAACGGCATTGAGGTGGAGCAGCACCTGCTGCGGGTCCACTGGCGGTATAATGTGGATGGGCTGTTGAAAAAATTGGAAGGAGATAAAACGAATGAGTCGTCCTCGTTATGATTGGTGGGCCTATGTCAAAGGAATGATTCGGCGTTATCCGAGCCTTTGTGCAGAGGAAAAAGCGTTACATGATATCAGCATATCCCCTGACTTGAGTGGACTTCCTCATGGAACTGGTAAACACTCCGATCCTGTGGCAAATGCAGCTATGCGCGAATTGCCTCCAATCAGCCGACATGAGATGGAAGCCGTTCAAAAAGCTCTTGAAGCAACTCGATGGTTGGACAATGGAAAAGATCGGTTGCAGATGATAAAAATGGTTTTCTGGGATAAAAAATATACAGTTGCAGGAGCCGCGCTAAAGTTGGGTTACAGTGAGCGTACAGTCGTTCAATGGCATGGAGATTTCATACGATTGACCGCTCACAATTTCGGACTTATGTGAGATGAATTTTTTTCATGTATTGAAGTATCCTTCAACAGATGGTATTATGAATTCAAATAATTTGCTGAAAGGATGTTCATTATGGCTGGCTGGGATGATATTTTACGAGAATTAGGAGATACGCCTTCTCAAACCGATATTGTTCGTCGCAAATATTTAAAGGCGCTTTCAAACTATACCGGCCGCAATACCATCGCATACTATTCTGCTTTTCTAACACGTTCTGTTGCTGGAACTGATATCAATGATTCCGATATGACTGGTTTTATGAACGCATTGAAAGGTATGGACTGTTCAAAGGGCCTCGATTTAATTTTGCATACCCCTGGTGGCTCTCCGGCAGCAGCAGAGGCTATTGTAAGTTATTTGCGCAGTAAATTTCATAATGATATCCGAGTTATCGTCCCACAAATCTCTATGTCTGCTGGTACTATGATTGCTTGCGCAGCAAAAGTAATTATCATGGGAAAGCAATCTAGTCTCGGTCCTATAGATCCGCAATTCAATGGAATTCCTGCATATAATATTAAAGCCGAATTTGAAGAAGCTAAGGCGGATTTGGCTGTTCACCCTGAAAACGCTCAATATTGGGCTATCAAATTGCAACAGTACCCTGCAGCTTTCATGAAAACAGCGTTAGACGCAATTGAACTTTCTAGTAATCTGATAACAGTTTGGCTTGGAAGCTGTATGTACAATAGTTCTATCCCTGAAGAAAAGGCTATCGTTGAAAACATTGTTCAGCAGTTGAATGAGCATGACCGTTCTAAAACGCATGGCCGACATTTTAATATCGATTTTTGTCGTGATATCGGTCTGAAAATCGAAGAAATGGAGAAAGACAATCGTTTACAGGACAAGATATTGAGTGTTCATCACGCCTACTTGTTGTCACTTTCCAATTCCGATTCAATTAAAATTATCGAATGTCAAAATGGAAAGGCTGTAATCAACCATTCTAGAGCATAAAAGTCGAGTTTGTATATTAGGAGGTTTTGTCCATGAGCACCGATTTGAATAAGCAAGTAGATGACTTATATAAAATTCTTCAAATAGTCGATACGTCTCGTCCGATTTCTAACAGCCTGCATATGGGTGTGCTTAACAATACTCTTCACAGTGAATTTTCTGCTCAAAAAAGTCCATCGGAGGGCATTTTATTATCAAACAGCGTAAAGGAAGTCAAATTTTTGCATTAAAAATCCTTTATTCTAAAATATAATATTATTATAGAAACTCGCAAGACATTAACTGGCCTTGCGAGTTTCTGTTTACGCAGTCTCCGAAGTGCATCCTCCACAGGCGTCATCGATTACTTCCTTACTCGACGGGATAGCTGCTTCTCACTGACACTTCGCGGACTGCTTCTATTATGCCGCCTGAGCGCAGTTTGGAGCGCGGCGCGTGTGTAGACACGGCTGGTTCGATTCCAAGGGCGGCACCACAACGCCGTGCCCCGTCACGGCAAACGCCTGACGCATGGGCAGACATGCCCGCTCGTGGCTGTATGCAGAGTGGTGGTTGACCTCCTTACCAGCCCGAGCAGGCTCTGCATACCACGGAGGCCACAGAATCCGCAAGCCGGTTTGTGAAGTTTCCCGGCAGGCTGTGCGTCAACCGCCAGCATGGAAACGTGCTGGCTTTTTTGATATTCCCACGCCGTCCATCCGGGCGGCTTTTTGATTTTACGGCAAGAGAGGTGGTGACGTGGCCAACGAAGAAAATCTCATCCCGTTCAACGAACGAACGGAGAGCGAACAGAGACAGATCGCCCAGAAGGGCGGCATTGCTTCCGGTGCGGCCCGCCGCCGCAAGCGCAGCATGAAAGAAGCCGCCGACTACTATCTCAGCCTGCCGGAGACCGACCGCCGCCGGGTGAATGCCCTGCTGCGGGATGAGGTGGACAATGAGGATATCGACAATCAGATGTCGGTGGTCATGGGCATTACTGAAGCCGCCAAGCGCGGTGATGCCCGTGCCGCCGGGGTGCTGCTGAAGATGCTGGACGAGGAGACCGTGCAGGAGGACCCGGCGGCGGATGCACTGGAAGCTGCCCGCAAGCTGCTGGGAGGTGTGGACAGTGCCATTGACTGAGTTTCAGCAGGAGTTTCTTCGCAATTGCTCCCACCGCTGGAACGTCAAGACTGGGGCCACCCGCTCCGGCAAGACCTATCTGGACTGCGCTGTTACCATCCCCAAGCGCGTCTGCGCGGCCCGGGACGAGGGCCTTTGCGTCATGCTGGGCAACACCCTCGGCACGCTGGAGCGCAACGTGCTGGAGCCCATGCGGGCCCTCTGGGGTCCGGAGCTTGTGGGCGTGGTGCGCACCTCGGCGTCCGGCAACATCGTGCAGCTGTTCGGCCGCAAGGTGTACGTGCTGGGTGCCGATAACAAAAAGCACATTGCCCGCATTCAGGGTGCGGCCTTCGAGTACGCCTATGGGGACGAGATCACCACATGGGACGAAGGTGTATTTCAGATGCTGAAAAGCCGTCTGTCCTGTCCGCACAGCCATTTTGACGGCACCTGCAACCCGGATAATCCTCAGCACTGGTTCAAGCAGTTTCTGGACAGCGACGCGGACATCTACTGTCAGGCCTACACCATCGACGACAACCCCACTCTGCCGCCGGAGTTCGTGGCTCAGCTGAAAAAGGAGTACGCGGGCACGGTCTACTATAACCGCTTCATCCTCGGCCAGTGGGCTGCAGCGGGCGGCATCATCTACCGGCCCTTTGCGGACAGCATTGCCGCCGGGGATGGGCGTTTCCTCTGGCTCACAGCCAACCCCTGCCGCCCGTGGCGCATCCACATCGGGGTGGACTTCGGCGGCAACGGCTCCCGGCACGCATTCGTGGCCACCGGCATCCTGCCCTACTACGCGGGGGTCGTGGGTCTGGCATCCGCCCGCATCGACCCGAAGGATCAGGACGCTGACTACCTCGCCGCGCAGCTCATCGATTTCTGCACCGCCGTGTTCGCGCGGTATGGCGAGATCCACTATCTTTTCTGCGACAGCGCCGAGCAGACCCTCATCAACCACATCCGCACCCGGCTGCGGGCCTGCCCGCTTTCCTGGCTGGCCGACCGGGTGCAGAACAGTGCCAAGATCCAGATCATCGACCGCATCCGCCTGACGTCCATCCTGATGGGCGGCGGGCGCTTTTGGTATATGCCGGAAGCTGCCACCCTACGGGACGCGCTGGCCACCGCCCTGTGGAGCCAGAAGCACCCCGGCGTGGATGAACGTCTGGATGACGGCACCACCGACATTGACACCCTCGATGCCTTCGAGTACACCATCGAACGCGATTACAGGAGACTGACTGCAAGATGAACGTTGCCGCTTTTATTGAATACCTGAACAAAACCAAGGGCCTGCAGATCGACGCCTCCTATTATGCCAAAATTGAAAAATGGCGGCAGTGGTGGCAGGGCTATGTGCCCAGCGTGCATAATATCAAGATCACGCGGGAGGACGGCGAACACAAGCGCCGCCGGGCGTCCCTGCGGATGCCCAAGCGCGTGTGCGAGGACTGGGCAAATCTGCTGCTCAACGACAAGACCACCTTCCAGATCGGCGACGCAGCCACCGCCGCCTACCTGCTGGGCAGCGATGAACAGCAGACCGGGGGCCTTTTGCGGCAGCTGCATTTCTGGGAGAACGCCAACAAGCTGGTGGAGAAAGCCTACTGGTCCGGCACCGGCGCTTTCGTGCTGAGCGTGGAGGGCATCAAGGGCACAGACGGCCAGCTGGAAGCAGACCCGGATGCCCGCATCGTACTAGACTACGACCCGGCATCCTGCATCCTGCCCATCAGCGTGGAGCGCGGCGTCGTGACCGAAGCCGCATTTGTATCGGAATGTCTGATAGACGGCAGGCCATGCGCCTATCTGCAGACCCACACGGTCAGGGACGGCGGGTACACCATCACCAACGAATGGTTTGAGATCGGTCAGGGTCAGGACGGTGCACCGGTGTTCACGCCGCGCAAAGCGCCTGTAGGTACGGTGACTGAATTGCAGCCGGAGGGCTCCCCGCCGTGGTTCAGCCTGTTTTCCCCTGCTGCCGAGAAGAACATTGACGGCGGTACGGGTCTGGGCATGGCCGTGTTCGCGGAAGCTCTGGACGCCGCGCAGGGCGTAGACCTTGCCTTTGACAATTACCGGCAGGACCTTTACCTTGGCGGCAAGAAGATCTTCTACGACCGCAGCCTGTGCAAGGTGGTGATCGGTGCCGATGGCCAGCCGCATTACATCCCGCCCGACGACATGAGCGCACAGCAGTTCTTCTCGCTGCCCGGCAAGGAGGCCAGTCTGGATGCCGCGCCGGAGTGGCACGAGTACAACCCGGATCTGCGCACCGAGGACAATCACCGGGCCGTGCAGGATATGCTGGATCTGTTCAGCTTCAAGTGCGGTCTGGGCTGTCACCGGTACAGCTTTGAGCTGGGCAAGGTGGCCACCGCCACCGAGTACACCGGCAGCCGGCAGGACCTTGTGCAGAGCGCCAACAAGAACCAGATCCCCATTGAAACGGCGCTGATCGGCATTCTGCGGGCCATCCTGTGGGCGGCAAAGAACCTGCTGGGCGCACCGGTAGACCCGGAGACCAGCATTTCCGTCAACTGGGACGACAGTTACATCGTCAGTGAGCAGGAACGCACAAACCAGCTGCGGGAGGACGCCATTGCGGGCCTTGTGCCCCGCTGCCGCTACCTCGCCGCCCGGTACGGCCTGAGCGAAAAGGAAGCCCACGCATGGGCCGAGGAAGCCAAAGCGGACAGCCACACTGACGAAGCCCTCACCTTCGGGGGTGCCTGATGCTGCCGCCGTCTTACCTCGACCAGATGCCGGATGCCTTTGTGCAGCTCTGGCAGCAGGTCGAGGACGAGATCCTGCAGGACGTGGCCCGTCGCATCGGCAAGATGGACGCCGTGACCCCCACCGCAAACTGGCAGCTGTGGCGCTACCAGCAGACCGAGGCGCTGCGCAACGACGTGGTGAAGCTGCTGGCGAAGTACACCGGCAAGAGCGAAACGGCCATCCGCAAGCTGCTTTTGCAGGCCGCCACCGAAGCCATGGAGCGGGAGGATGCGATCTATTACCACTACGACATGGAGCCGCCCCCTTTTGAAGAGAGCGCCGCCCTGAACAATTTGTTAGACGCCGGTGCGCGGCAGACCTGCGGCACATGGCAGAACCTCACCGCCACCACGGCAAACACCGTCACAGGGGCCTTTGAGCGCACGCTGGACGCCGCATGGCTCAAAGTGAGCACCGGTGCCTTCGACTACAAAACCGCTGTCAAACAGGCTGTGGACAGCCTTGCAGACGAGATGCCCATGGTCACATACCCCAGCGGGCATAAGGACAGCATCGAGGTGGCCGCCCGCCGTGCCGTGCTCACCGGTGTAAACCAGACGACTGGCAAGCTGCAGGTGGCTCGCATGGACGAAATGGGCTGCGAATTTGTGGAGACGACCGCCCACGGCGGTGCCCGTCCTTCTCATGCAGAGTGGCAGGGCAGGCGCTTCCACCGGGGCGGCGCGGTGGATTACAAGGGTAAACACTACCCGGATTTTGAAGCTGCCACCGGCTACGGCACCGGCGCAGGCCTTTGCGGCTGGAACTGCCGCCACACCTTTTTCGCGGTGTTCCCGGAGCTGGGCGACCCGCCCCAATGGACGCAGAAGCAGCTGCAGGAGCTGAACGCCCGGAACATCGAGTGGAACGGCAAAAAGTATACCGCCTACGAGATATCCCAGATGCAGCGTTCCCGGGAGCGGAACGTCCGCCGCTGGAAAAAGCGTTATCTGGCCGAGGACGCCGCCGGGCTGGACCCCACCGACGCCGCTGTGCGCCTGAGAGCCGCCCGCCAGAGCCTTGCAGAGTTTGCACAGGCCACCGGTGGCCGTGTGGACAGCGCCCGTGTCAGCGTGCCGAAGTTCGGCAGGAGCGAAGCCAGCAGGGCAAGCGCACAGGTACGGAAGGCATCCTCTACATACAGCAGCTTGAACACAAAGGCGAAACCTGTTACAATGCAGTCAATCGCAAATGTTAAGGCATTCAGCTGTGACACACTGGATGCCGCCGGGCAGCAACAGCTGAAAAACGCCCACAAGCGCCTTCTCATGGTCGCTTCAAAGCAGCCGGAAAATGTTGAAGTGGGCAGGGTGTTCGACATCAAGATGAAGCCGCTGACGAAGGATATCACGGGAAGCGCCGAGGGAAGTTCTGTTCAGCTACCCAACTTTGATACCCCGTATGTTGTTATCCACACACACCCTGCCTGCGGTATTTTCTCGCACGGTGATTTGTCGAGTTTCACAAGAAACAAAAATTTGAAGCTCATGACGGCCATCGGTCACAATGGTCATATCTATGCTGTTGAGAAAAGCATCCATTATGATGCTGCCGCTGCAAACGGCATCATTTGGAACCTGAATGCCGAAATAAACCGGCTGAAAAATATCCCTCGCGCGGAACTGTCAGACGAAAAGCTTCTTGAACAGGCAGAGAAGCTGATCCGACAGGCTATCGGAGACCTTCAGGAAAATGGAGTGAAATACTATGAGTAACTGGCTTACACCGGAACGCATTGCAAAAATGCAGAAGTGGCTTCTTGAACATCCGATCGACCACAAGTATGATGAAATGTGCGACATGCTGGACAGCCCTGCCCCGCCAGAACAGCTTGCTTCCCGTGCTGCATATGAAGCTTTGAAAGAAATTAGCAAGCTTCCGCCCGGCATCGAATAACCTTAACCACCATCCACCCGGACGGTGGTTTTCTTTTGCCCATTTTTAAGCACTGTGCAAAATTTGCCCAGTGCTTTTTTCATGCCGTTTTAGCTCATGTTGGTCAGAGCAGCTACCTCGTAAGCAGCAGGCCGCTGGTTCGATTCCAGCAAGCGGCACCATGCGGCGGGCGGCGCGTACCCCGCCCACGACCGAATACTGACAGAGAACAGTGTAAAAAACTGAGGTCTCACACACGAAAGGAGTTTCCACCCATGAAACGTGAAGACGTGAAGAACAAGATCCCCGGCATCACCGATGAACAGCTGAACTGGATCATGCAGGAGAACGGCGCAGACATCAACCGTGAGAAGTCTGCCGCCACGGCCCTGCAGACCCAGCTGGACAACGCAAACGCCCAGCTCAAGACCGCACAGGACGGCCTGAAAGCCTTTGACGGCGTGGACGTGGCAGGCCTGCAGGAGCAGGTCACCAAGCTGAAGGCCGACATGAAGGCGCAGGCCGAGGGCTTTGCCTTCGATAACGCCCTGAATGCCGCCATCATGAGCAAGAAGGGCCGCAGCGTCAAGGCGGTGCGTGCTTTGCTGGATCTGGACGCCCTGAAGGGCTCTGCCGACCGCAGCACCGACATTGCCAAGGCGCTGGACGATGCCACCAAAGCGAATCCGTGGGCCTTTGGCGATGTGCAGGACGGAGAAAAGAAGAACGCGGGCACCTACTCCACCGGTGCTGAGCACGGCGACCCGATGCACGGCGAGGACGATGTGGATCCGGTGGAAGCGTCCTTCAAAGCCATGAACCCCAACATCAAAATTTAAGGAAAGGATGATTTTTCATGCCCCATATTGCAAGAGAGCGTTATTCTGAGCTGGTAGATGCAAAGCTGCGCGCCACCATCGTGAAGCGCGTCGGTGTCATCTGCAACAACCGTTACGAAGGCAGCCCCAAGGCCGGTGCTGTCAAGGTGCCTGTCCGCGACACCGAGGTGACGGTGGCCGACTACAACAAGAAGACCGGCACCGCTATGACCCACGGCGACACCAGCTTCCTGACCGTGAACATCGACAAGGACAAGGCTGTGAACGAGCTGATCGACGGCTTTGACGCCGAGAGCGTGCCCGGCCATCTGGTGGCCGACCGTCTGGACAGCGCCGGTTACTCGCTGGCCCTGCAGATGGAGACCGACGCTTCTGCCGAGCTGGTAACCGGCGGCACCGCCATGGACAGCACTGCTGCCCTGACCAAGGCCAACATCTATGACACCATCGTGGACGCCCGCACCAAGCTGTCCGAGACCCACGTGCCCACGGATGGCCGTTGGCTGCTGGTCTCCCCTGAGACCTATGCCCTGCTGCTGAAGAGCCCGGAGTTCATCAAGGCGTCTGCTCTGGGCGACGCCGTGGTGCAGACCGGCGCGGTGGGCCGCGTGGCAGGCTTTACCGTCTTTGAGGATACCACCCTCGGCGAGAAGGTGGACTTTATCGCGGGCCACCCCAACTGGTTCACCCGCATCGAGGAGTGGAGCGAGCCGGTGGCCGTGAACGACCTGAAGGGCAGCGGCACCTTCATCGGTGCCTGTGCTGTGCAGGGCCGCAAGATCTACGCCCACAAGGTCACCAAGTCCCAGACCGTCCTCGTCAAGAGCCACGCCTGAGGAGGTCTGACCCATGCTCTACTGCACCTATGACCAGTATGCGGCGGCTGGCGGTACAGTGCCGGAAGCTGTCTTCGGTGTGCTGTGCAGCCGGGCTTCCCGCATGATCGATGCCGCCACCTTTGGCCGGGCCGAACCCCACGCCGCCGGGTGCGAGGCCTGCCGGGAAGCATTAGCGGACGCCTGCGCCCAGATCGTCGGCCTGCTGGCCGCTGCATCTGCGGCGGGTGCTGTGCCGGGTGCTGCCAGCGTCTCCAACGACGGCTACAGCGTCACCTTTGGCAGCAATGCCAGTGTGACCGCCGCTGCCCGGCAGGAAGCCTATGAGATCATCCGCACCGCGCTGGGCAGTGACCTGCACGGCCTGCTGTACAGGGGGATTTTGTGATGCAGACAGCCGTTACTGTGGTGAACCTCATCCACGACACCGCCACCGAGACTGACAGGCCGGTGTGCTGGGTGTTCCCGGGGTGCAGCTGGCGGGAATGCCGCTCCACCTCCGGCTCCGGCACCGCCAAGGACCCGGAGCGCACCACCCACATCCGCATCCCGGCCAGCGTGTGCACCATGGGCTACCTGCCCTATGCCCAGTGGGCGGCGCTGTCTGCAGCGGAAAAGGCCAAGCACTGGACCCTGAAACGCGGCTGGAAGCTGGTGCAGGGCGCGGTGCCTGCCTTGACCGAAGCCGAGTATGCCAAACTCGAAAAAACGCACCTATGCTGCACGGCAGCGGCTGTCTCCGATAACCGGGAGCCGCTGCTGCCCCACTGGCACGTGGAAGGGAGCTGATCGTATGAGCGCACCGGTTTTTGATTTCAAGATCACATTCCGTCCCGGCTTTCAGGCCGACATGGACGCACGGTTCGCAAGGCTGCAGTTTGCCTTTTCACAGAAAGTGGTCGATGTTGTGGACAAATATGTGCCGCTGGAAACCGGCGCGCTGAAGAACAGCGTGAATCAGGCATCCAACTTTAAGGAAGGTCTGCTGGTGTACAATACGCCCTATGCCCGCAGGCAGTATTATCTGCATGAACGGGGCACCGACCTGCACGGCGCGAAGGGCGAAACGGAACGTCACCGCGGTTCCTACTGGGGACAAAACGCCATTGCCGACCACAAGGACGAGCTTGAAAAGTTCGCCCATGATGCCGCAAAGCAGTTTCTGGGAGGGAACAAATGAGCGAAACCGTAAAGCCCACCATTGCCGCCCTGCGGGCATGGCTCAAGACCTGCCCGCTGATCGCCGACGAGCAGGAAGCCACCGGCGCGGCTTTCCGCATTGCCGGACTGGAAGAAGAATCCACCGCCTTTTCCATCGAGGACAGTCCCGGTGATCCCATCATCACCAAGTACATCTCCGGCTGGGAAATGGCGAAGAATTACCTCTTCCTCAGCCGCCGGGAGTACAGCGAGGTGGATGCCGTCAGCATCCAGAACAGCGGCTTTTTCGAGCAGCTCACCGAGTGGGTCATGCAGCAGGATGCCCGCCATAACCTGCCCGACCTCTCGGCCTGCGGCGGGGGCAAGACCCCTACCGGCATTGCCGTGACAAACAGCGGCTACATCGTCACAAACAGCGCGGGCAGCTGTAAGATGCAGCTGCAAATGCGCCTGACCTACTACATGCCCAAATGAAAGGAGTTTTGATATGACCGTAGCGGAAGCTATTACCAAGTCCGGCATCACGCCCAGTGCGTCCTATACCGGCATTGAGACGGCCAACGATTTTGTGCTGGCGTTCCAGACCGACAAATCTAAGCAGAGCAAAGAAGCTGACTGGATCGTCTGCGCCGACCACGTCAAGGAGCACTCCGGCTCCCTGAACGCCACCACCGAGGATTCCCAGTACATCCGCACCGGCAACGTCACCGACAAGACCGGCACCCAGCGCACCCTTGCTGTCAACGGTGACCGCTGCGTGGGCGACGCATTTCAGGATTTTGTGCTGAGCCACAAGATCGTGTACGGCACCGGAAGTGATGTGATCGTGCCCTACATCTATTTCAGCCTGCGCACCGGCAAGGGCGAGAAAGGCAGCGCTGCCATCATCGTCACCAGCGATGTGGGCGGTGCAGCCGGTTCCAAGGCCACCTTTGCCTGCGACGTGAAGGCCATCGGCACGCCGGACGAGTTTGACTACAACCCCGCCACCCAGTCCGCTGAGCCTGCCAAGGCCGTCAAGGGCTGATTTTTTTTCAAACACAGTCCCCGCTCCGAACCGGAACGGGGATCTTTTATGCCGTGAACAAAGCTTATTCCTCCGGGGCAGAACCGGGGCACGGCCCAAGAAAGGAGCCAGAACATGGTTATTTGTGGACAGGAATTTGAGTTTTCCCTGATGAACGCCAACGACCTTGACCGCTTTGAGGACGCCAACGAGCGGATGCAGCGCAGGAGCGCCGAGGAAGCAGAGCAGTTCCAGCGCGGCGGCGTCCGTCTGGGCGACCATGTGCGTGCACAGGCACGCATTGCCATGGACTGCATCGACGAAATCCTCGGTGCAGGCTCGTCCGACCGTCTGGGTCTGGATGAAAACAACATGGCCCCCATCTATGACGTGATTGAGGAACTGGGCAATGCCTTTGCCGCCGAGAAGCAGCGCTATGCCGCAAAGCCTTTCCAGCCCATGAACCGGGAGCAGCGCCGCGCACAGGCCAAAAAGGGCAAGCACAATCCGCCTGTAAGCTATCCCGCACCGCCTGCCTCCCGGATGGTGGAGCGGGTGGATGCGCAGGTATCCGCAAAGCAGAAAACCGAGCGGCTGATCGATGCCCGGCAGGCTATGAATGCCCTGCGGGATGATCCTGATGCCATGCAGCAGCTGGCGGCATACGCACTGCAGATCGCCGCAGAGCGCCATGTCTGATCTGCTGCTGGACGAGTTGCCCACCCGGTGGCATGGACACGAGATCATCCCGGATTTCCGGCCCATGGTCTGGCTGGTCAACACCTATGTGCGCGGCCAGACAGGAGATGATCCCATCGGTTTTGCGGTCAGCGCTCTCTGGCGTTTTTACAAAGACCCACACTGTTTTCTGAACGACCCTCAGAAGATCATCGACGCCTACGGGTACATGATCGAGTTTTATAAGGCGGGCGAAAAAGCAGCCGAAAGCGCCGCAGCTGAAAGCAGTACCGCGCCCTCTTCCGGTCTTGCCTTCGACTACCAGTGCGATGCCGGTTACATCGTGGCGGCATTCCAGCAGGCCTACGGCATCGACCTGACCCGCGAAAAGGTGCACTGGTTCCGGTTCCGGGCGCTGTTCGCCGCCCTGCCGGAGGATACCCTCATGGCAAAGATCATGAGCTGGCGCACCATGGATCTTTCGGAATACGAAGGCTCCATGCGCGACCGCTACGCCGACCTGCAGGAGCGCTTTGCCCTGCCTGCTGAGCTGAGAGGGGGTGCCGCCCGTGTCGTGTCCGTCGAAGAGCATGACGCTGCGTTCCTTGCGCGGTTCCGGCACTAGCCGCGCCCCGGTGCCCTGCCCCTATTGCGGCCGGGCGCTGCCGGTGTGGGCAGAAAATGCCGCATCCGCCCATGGCCTGTGGGTAAAATGCAAAAATCCCGCCTGTAAGCGGGAGGTAGAGATCAAGTTATAACAGCCTGTGCCCTTGTGCCCGCGCTCCGAATGAGAGGTGGACACAGTGGCAGATTTCAGCATCACCGGTGAAGTAAGGCTGAACAGCGACCCGGCAGAAAAAAGCACCAGTAAGTGGACGATAGCCGCCGGGCAGATGATCGCGGACTTTGCAAAACAGGCATCGTCCAAGCTGGCCGAGGTGGTCAAGAGCGGCGTGGACTACAACGCCACCATGGAAAGCTACCTGACCAACTTCAAGGTCATGCTGGGCAGCGAGGAGGCCGCCGCCACAAAGCTTTCCGAGATCCGCAAGATGGCGGCATCCACGCCCTTCTCGCTGGATGATCTGACCAGCGGCACCCAGACCCTTTTGCAGTTCGGCATTGCGGCAGACGACACCACCGGCGTGCTGCAGCGGCTGGGTGATATCTCTCTGGGCAACGCCGAAAAGCTGCAGACCCTGACCCGCGCCTACGGCAAGATGTCCTCGGCGCAGAAGGTCACGCTGGAAAACGTCAACATGATGATCGATGCGGGTTTCAACCCGCTGAACCAGATCTGTGATGCCACCGGCGAGAGCATGTCCGACCTGTACAAGCGCATTTCGGATGGCAAGGTCAGCTTCAGCGAGCTGGAAGCAGCTGTGGAAGCCGCCACCAGTCAGGGCGGGCAGTTCTACAACGGTATGCTGGAAGCCAGCCAGACCTTCAGCGGGCGCATGTCCACCCTGAAGGATAATGTCAGCGCCCTGACCGGTGAGCTGACCAGCGGCCTGTTTGCAGCTCTGGGTGAGCTGGTGGTCAAGCTGAACGAGGTGGTGGTCTCCTTCCTCGACAGCGACGAGAAGATGGCCCAGCTCAAGGAGACCATCGGCATTGCGACTGCTGTTGTGGCCGCTGCCGGAACGGCATTCCTGACATACAAGGGCTATGTAGCCGCCGCTACTGCAATCGAAGTGATCCACACAGCCGCGACCACGGCCATGACCGCTGCTCACAAAGCCGCCGAAGCCGGGGCGACCGGCCTTGCAGTCGCGCAGGCAGGTTTGAACGCGGTTCTCAAGGCGAACCCCATCGGCCTTGTAGTGGCGGCGCTGGCGGCTCTGGCGGCAGGCCTCGTGACGGCCTACAAGACCAGCGAGACCTTCCGCAATGCCGTCAACTCCGCATTTGCGTCTGTGAAAAAGATCGCACAGAACGCCATCGGCACGGTGGTGGACTGGATCAATGAGCTGGTCGCCAAAATCAGGGGCGCGGCGGCTGCACTGGCAAACCTGAAAAACGGTGTCGGTGCGGCACAGGACGCCTACAACGGCTACATGGACAACTATAACAAGCGCAAGAACGCGAAACAGTGGGACAGCTCCCACAAAGACCTCGAATGGGACGATGACAACGGATGGGTCCCGAAAGGCACAAGCAGCTCCGGCAACGGCAGCAGCCGTGCCGGGAGCCAGACAGCCGCGAACCCCTACCCTGCCATCACCAGCGGAGCCAAGAAGGCCAGCAAGGCCACGAAGCAGGCCGCCGCAGAAGTCGTCAAGTCCATCTCGGACACCACGACCGAAATCGACGGCAAGATCACCCGCACCACCGAAAACATCACCGAAACGCTCTCCAACGGCAAGACCCAGCAGAAGCAGGTCATCACCGAGACTTCCCGGCAGATGGTGGGCGGTGTGCTGAAGGACATCAAGACCGTCACCAGCATTGCCGCCGACGGCACCAAGACCGTCAAGCAGACCATGGAGACCGTCCGCGAGACCGCCAAGACTGTCACCTCCACCTTTGAGACGCTGGCAGACGGGGTCAAGACCACCACCCAGACCGTCACCGAGACCCTGACCGACGGCACCGAGACCCAGAAGCAGGTCATCACCGAGGTCTACGACGACGTGGTGGACGGTGCCCTTGTGACGGTGGAGAAGATCAAGACCGTCGCCGCCGACGGCACCGTGCAAGTGGCCGAGCAGATCAAAAAGTCCAGCGCGGAAACCTTTGACGGCCTGTGGAAGGAGATCCAGACCGAAGCAGACAGCGGCATACTTGGCACCTTCGATGACCTGTACACCGCCGTCAAGAATCAGGACTGGCTCTCCGTCGGCAAGTGGGTGGCAAACACCATCTACGGCGGTCTGACTGCCAACCAGAAGAAGCAGGTCGATGATTTTGCCCTTGGCATCGTGACTAAGCTCAACAAAGCGCTGGGCGGTGCCCGCGATCAGCTGGTGCAGGGAGCTATCGACCTTGGCGGGCAGATCGTGAACGGCCTGACCGGCGGCTTCTCTGAGGTCTGGCAGCAGGCACAGGGCCTTGGTTCCACCCTCGTGTCGGTCTTTCAGGGCCTGCAGGGGCCGCTGAGCACGGCGGCTCTCGCCATCAGTCAGGGCCTGAGCGGCGGTCTGCTGTCCAGCTTCCCCACCATTTTTGCGGGCGTCGCTTCCCTGATCGGCGCGGTCGGTGCAGCCTTTGAAGGCCTGCTGGCCGCGATCTCCGCCGCCCTGAGCGCTACCTTTTTTGGCATCCCGATGGGCCTGATCGTGGCAGCGGCAGCGGTCGCGCTGGGCGTTGCCATTGCGGCCATCGTTGCATCGCTCGGCGGCTCTAAAAAGAACGTAAGCCACGGCGGCGGTTCCTCTGGCGGCGGTTCGTCTGGCTCTGGCAGCATGGGCAGCGTGGATATCACCACCGGCACCGGCAGTCTGGAAGATGCCATCAACGCCAACACCAAGGCGCTGGAAAAGACCAACTCTGCCCTTGCCGATATGATCCGGCAGGCGGGGGCGCTGGTGCTTTCCGACAACATGCGTCTTGGCAGCACCGTGGCCGCTTCCGGCACCGCACAGGTGGTGTCTGCTGCCAACAGCTACCACCGCGAGGGTGATACCAACATCACCCAGAACTTCTACAACGGCCACGACACCGCCGCCGCACAGCAGCGGGAAGCCCGCTGGGAAGCCGACAAGGCCAAGGCCCGCAAACGATGAAAGGAGGACACTGTGCTATTTAAGGACCATCTCAAAATCGTGACAGATGCCGGTGCCGTCCTGCATCTGGGCTGGGACTACGATGCCCCCTACCTTCTCGACCCGCTGAACGGGGCGGATGTGGACCTGCAGACCGCGCAGGGTGTCAATCAGGTGGGCGACACAGTGGAGGGTCAGAGCGTCTCCGGCGTGTCCCGCACCCTGTCGGTCGTGTTCTGGGGCAGGGATGCGTTGACCCATGCAAGAGCTTTTACCAAAAAGCTGCCCTACTTCACCAAGGGCACCCTGTACTTTGGCGACCACTATTTCACCCGCTTCGTGCTGCAAAAACTGCCCTATTTTTCCAGCTACACGCCGCAGCCGCGCTGTTCGCTCATGCTCTACAGCGAAAAGCCCTTCTGGTACGACCTCAACGCCGTCAGCAGCGTGCTGGGCGGGTACGAAAAGGCGTTTAGCTTCCCCGTCTGCTACGACAGCCACATCTACGGCATCAAGCGGGACGGCACGGCGGCAGTGCTGCGCAACGAGGGCAGCTTGCCGGTGCCCTTCACGGCCACCCTGCGGTGCGACATGCCGGTGACGCATCCCAAGGTGGTGGACCTGCAGACCGGGGCCTTCATCGGCTTTGACCTGACCCTGCAGCCGGACGAGACGCTGGAGATCTACCGCAGCACATCCGACCGGCTGGCCTGCACCCTGACCCGGGCAGGCGTGACCGAGAACATCTTTGCAAAGCTGGACGAGGACAGCACCCTCACCGAGCTGCAGCCCGGCGATAACGTGCTCTCCATGCAGGCCGAAAACGGCTCCGGTTACCTGCAGGCATCCGTCAGCTTTTACCCGATGGAGGCGGGCATTCTGCCCGAACCGCTATGCGAATAGACGTTTTGGACGCAGACACCCTTGCCCGCGTGGGCTGGGTGGATGTGTGGGTGTCTTTTTACTGGGACAGCCCTTACTACTCAGAGGGCAGCTTCACGCTGGAAGTGCGCCCCACCGCCGAGAACTTGCAGCTTTTGCAGGAGGGCCGCTGGCTGGTGCGCAGCGACGAAAGCCCCCGCATCCCCATGCGCATCTGCGCCCGCGCCAACCAGAACGAGGACTCGAACCTTGTGGTGTCCGGCTACCCGGCAACATGGCTGCTGACAAAGCGCGTCTCTGCTGTGACGGTGAAGAACCAGAACGCGGAATCCGCCATGCGCAGCCTTGTGAGCGCCGCAAAGCCATGGCCCCGCCTTGCGCTGGGCACCGAGTACGGCTTTGACACCACCTTTGAAAAGCAGACCTCCGGCGGCAGCATTTTCGACTACTGCCAGACCATCGGGCAGGCCTGTGATCTGGGGTTCCGCATCGTGCTGGACGGCAAGGGCAGCAAGAAAAAGCTGCTCTTCGAGTGTTTCCGCCCCACCTTCGACCCGAACCGCCGATACAGCCCCCAGTGGGGCAATCTGCTGAATGCCGGGTGGAGCTTTGCCGACACCGACTACGCCAACGTGGCCCTTGTGCAGGGCGCTGGCGAAGGTGACGAGCGCGCCACCGTCTGGGTGGGCGATGTGAACGCTACCGGCTCCGACCGGCGGGAAATGTACGTCGATGCCCGTGATGTGCAGCCGGAGGACGGCGAGACCAACACCAGCCAGAGCTATCTGGAAAAGCTGGCTGACCGGGGCGGCGAAAAGCTGCTGGGCCAGCTGCGCACCGGCAGCATCGAGTTTGACGTGGACGATGATACCCTGCAGGTGGGCGACGTGCTGAGCGTCAGCCTGCCCCAGCTGGGCTACACCGCCATGGTGCGGGTAGCCGACATCATCACCCAGAGCGAGGACAGCGGCACCACCCGCACCATCCGGCTGGGCACGCCCACATGGCACAAGACCTGAAAGGAGGACTTTATGGCTGATATCATCACTTACCCCGAAAACGGCATTACCTACGATGCCGACGACGCTTCGGGTTACCTTGCCACCCGCCTGAGCGGCGTATACAGCGCCGAGGAGGATTTCTCCGTCACGGCACAGGGCGGCCTGAGCGTACAGGTGAGCGCCGGTCAGGCATGGGTGCGCCCGGCGCGGTTCAAGGGCCGCAGCATCATCATGGAGCAGCCCACCACCGTGGTGCTCACCGAAGCGGACCCTGTGCGCAGCCGCATTGACCGTGTGGTTCTGCGCTACGATGCCTCCGCCAAAAAGACCAGCCTGCAGGTGCTGGAAGGTGTCCCGAATTCTGCCGGGCCTGCTGCCCCGGCCATCACCCGCACCGAGCTGATCTACGACCTCTGCCTTGCCGAGATCAAGCGCCCTGCAGGCTCCACCGCCGTTACCGCCGCCGACATCTACGACACGCGCGCAGATGAGACCGTCTGCGGCGTGATGCGGGATGGTGTGCATGGCATCCCCACCGGCACGCTGGTGCAGCAGTGGAAGGCCGTGATCGAATCCATGAGGGGTGGCAGCTTTTACACCCGTGCCGAGGTGGATGCGCTGTTGAAAAGCTTGAAAAGCGTGGATCCTTTTCCCGTGGGCAGCATCTACCAGAGCACCAGTTACACCAGTCCCGCCGCACTGTTTGGCGGTACATGGCAGGAGATTGCGCAGAACCGGGTACTGATGGGTGCTGGCAGCGGCCACGCAGCGGGCACCACCGTGGAGGCCGGACTGCCGAACATCACAGGCTCTTTTGTCGCGGATGTAAAAAAGGGTGAACATAAGGTATCCGGCGCATTCACTGCCGGCAGCGCGATCGCAACTACGGGCGAATACAATAACTTTTCTGATGTATATAAGTTCAGTCTGGATGCGTCCAAGTCTAATGCCATCTACGGCCGCAGCGCCACCGTGCAGCCTGCCGCCTACTATGTGCACATCTGGCGGCGCGTGGCCTGAGAAAGGAGGTTTTGAGCGATGATCCCTGTGACATTTGACACTGTGGCAACATTGCAGTTTGGCAGTGAGGGTCACCCGACCAGTCTGCACTTTGCCATCCCGGAAGAGTGGAAAACCTGCAAAATCAGACTCCACCTGCGGCGCAGCGACGGTAGCTTTGTGCCCCCGATGCAGCTGGACGAAAATGGATGCGTAAAAGTAAACCGCAGTGACTCCGGCAAGACCGGCGGACAGTGGATGCTGTCGGCTGAAAGTCCTGACGGAAAAGTATCTTACTCGCGAATCGGCAAATATGTGACCCCCATGGAGGTGACACAATGAAGATCATTGACGAGAACGGCGCGGTCGTGGAAAGCCCTGACCTGACGCTTGGGTATCTGATGGACGACACCGAACCAGTGGAGCACCCCGCTGTGAAAGGTGTAGAGGAAGTGAGCCACTACGAGACCGTAACGGAGTATCCCGGCGGCGGCAGGGATGTGCGGAAGGTCATTGATGTGCCGGGCGTACCGGCAAGACCCGCGTGGACCGAGCAGCTGCCCATCCAGAGGTACATCCGCTACACCGCCGAAGAGCTGGCCGCGCAGGAAGAAGCGCGCAAAAAGGCCGAAGCCCGGGAGAAGCTGCCGGACACGGTGGCGGCACTGCAAAAAGAAAACGAGATGTTCAAGCAATGCTTGCTTGAAATGAGCGAGATTGTGTATGCATAAAATCACACAAAAATTAGAAAGGTTGGTACGTATGATGGCTAAGTTGTGGGCACAGGAAATTATGTTCGCTGAGACTATGGAGGACGCAAAGGCTCTGTACGAGCGTTGCCCCCGCCTGCTGAAGGAGAAGGTCAAGGCAATTCTCATCAAGAGCGGCTTTGAGGAAATCACGCAGTAAGGACGCTGAGGGCAAGGCAGATCAGTAGCTGGAAGAGAACGTGAAAATCGGGGCCTGACCCCGTGAAAGGACGTGATACATATGGCGATCAAACAGTACAGCCTGAAAGCAGACGGTGCAAAGCAGCTCTCTCCCGCATTCCGTGTGCGGGAGTTCCGCTGCCGCGACGGCACCGACACCATCCTCATTGACGAGGGCCTTGTGGTGCTGCTGCAGTGCATCCGGGAGCACTTCGGCAAGCCCGTGACCATTACCAGCGGCTACCGCACCGCCAGCCACAACACGAGGGTGGGCGGCTCTAAATCCAGCCAGCACCTGCTGGGCCGCGCCGCGGACATTCAGGTACAGGACACCGACCCGCTGGCTGTGGCCGCCTACGCCGAAAGCCTGATGCCCGGCTGGGGCGGCGTGGGCCGCTACCCGGTCAAGGCAGGCCGGGCAAAGGGCTGGGTGCACGTGGACACCCGCCCGAACAAGAGCCGGTGGACGTTGTGAGGGGGACAACATGGCAAGTTACCTGATTTCTGATGCACCTTATGCATCGTGGCTCTCCGAGGTATTAGCTACACTGGAAGAGCACAAAATCAGTCAGCTCGCGATAGCTGCGCCTTTGCCGACCGGCGAGGTATTCACCGGCTATTTCGGTATGGACACGATGGACAAGGCGCTAATCGCAACGAACATTCAGGCCGACGCTACCATGGATGTGGTCTGTGCCAACGGCCAGCGCATCCAACAGGCGTGGGAAGATAACATTGAAGATTCGGAGGATTGATACCAATGCAGCAGATTTTCTCGTACATCTCCGCGCACTGGATGGAGGGATCCATCTGGCTGCTGGGTCTTGGCTGGGGCTACCTCGTAAAGAAAGTAACCGAGTACAAGACCATCAAGGACGGCCTGCTGGCCATCATGCATGACCGGCTGTATCAGGTGTGCACCTACTACATCCAGCAGGGCTGGATCGATGCCAGCGGCCTGAAGAACCTCGAATACTTATACCAAAGTTACCACGCGCTGGGCGGCAATGGCACCGGCACCGAGCTTTATAACCGGGCCAAGGCGCTGCCCATCCGCGATTAAATGCAAGCCCGGCAGCGCCGGGAGAAAGGAACTGACTATGAACGCGCACACCTACAACGCACCCACCATCTCCGCAGGCACCATTGCCCGCACCGCCTGCCTGCTGCTGGCCCTGACCAATCAGGTGCTGTCTGCACTGGGCAAGCCCGTGCTGCCCATCGAGAGCCAGACCGTGGAGCAGCTGGTTACCGCTGGCATCACCACCGTTGCCGCGCTGGTCGCGTGGTGGAAGAACAACAGCTTCACCCCCGCAGCCCTTCAGGCAGACCAGACCTACGACAAGCTGAAGGCACAGGGAAAGTAAGCCGCCCTGCCCAAAATAGCCATACATAGCAGCAGCCCCGGGGAGCCTGACGGTTCCTCGGGGCTGTTTTTGTTTGGCGTGTTTCGACGCTTTACGACGTATA